CAGTCCGCCGAAGAAATTGCCGCGGAAGAGAAAAAGGCCGCTGACGAAGCAACGCAAAAAGAGATCGAAGAGCTGCGCAGAGAAGTTGCCCGCGCGAAGACCGTAAAGAACGTGATGTCACGGCTCGGAACGGACGAAGAAGTGTCCGGCAAGATTGCCGAGTACCTTTACGGCGCGGAGGACATTGAAAACGCGCTGACCGAACTTCAGCGTGCGTGGGCGGCAAAAGAAAAGGCTTTGCGGCTTGAGTACGGCAAGGTTCCGGCACCGGGAGCGGGTGGTGCGAACGGTGAAGACGCAGAGATGCAGAAGGCCATCAAAATGGCTCGGGATATGGGGCGAGAACGGGCCGAATCCGGCAAGTCCCTCAAAGAAAGACTTGGCGGGTACATCCGTTAAGCCTATCCAATATTATTCAAACTATTGAAAGGAGAGATTGGCTATGAAATTTTCCAACACTGCTATTGCTGGCGGTAAAGAAATTCTTGCCAGCAATGACTATCAGGCTGTGCCCATCAAGGTTGCGACGCCTTCCGGTGAAGGTGTTACTACCACCGTTGTAAAGGCCGGCACGCCTCTGACCGCTGCGGGCGCTTCTACGACCGGCGCGAACGCTGTTGGTGTTCTGCTTTACGACGTTGATACCGCTGAGAACCCGAACGGTGCCGCCGTGGTGCAGGGCATCATCAACGCGACCAAGGCTCAGGCGCACTCCGGTGTGACCTATGCTGCCGCTCTGTATACCGCTCTGCCCGGCATTGTGTTCCGCACCAACATCGGTGTGAACGAATAAAGAAAGGAGGAATGAGACATGGATTTTACCGCTTTTCGTGCGACTGTAAGTCCCGCCGCGATTGCTGAGAACTGGACTGAAGCGACCAGCAACCGCATTCCGTATCTTGGCGAAACCCTGTTCCCCGCGAAGAAGAAGGCCGGTCTTGACCTTGCCTGGATTAAGGGCAACAAGGGCGTTCCCGTCACTCTGATGCCTTCTGCTTTTGACGCGAAGGCCACCTTCCGCGACAGGATTGGCGTTCAGAAGGTGGAAACCGAAATGCCGTTCTTCCGCGAGGGCTTCAAACTGAAGGAAAAAGACCGTCAGGAGATTCTTCGCGCCATCGACACTAACGATGCCTATGTGCGTGAAGTGATTGCCCGCGTTTACGATGACGCGCAGAACCTGATTGAAGGCGCTATGGTTGTCCCCGAAAGGATGATCATGCAGCTCCTGTTCCCGATTGGCGGCGAAGTTGGCATTACCATTAAGGCGAATGGCGTTGACTATACCTATGATTACGACGCCAATGACGCATGGAAGGGCACCAACTACTTCGCGCTGACCGGCAATGCGCTGTGGACTGCTGTCGCGACTGCCGACCCGTTTGCGGACATCCAGACCGCGAAGGACGCTGTTGCGGCCAAGGGCGGACTGATCCGTTATGCCGCGATGAACAGTGCCACTTTCCGTCTCCTGCGGAGCGTCGCCGCCGTGAAGAACCGCTTCCTGACCACCAACGGTCTGAGCGTCGGCTACCTTTCCGACAACGACATCGTGAACGTGCTGAAGGACACGCTCGACCTTGAAGGCATCATTATCTATGACAAGCAGTATGCCAACGAGAACAAGGTCGTGACCAAGTTCGTCCCCGACGGTTACGTTGCGCTGATTCCCGACGGCGCTCTTGGCAACACCTGGCGTGGCACCACACCCGAAGAAGCCGACTTGCTGGGCAAGGCTGTCGCGGATGTGGCGCTTGTCGAAAACGGCATCGCCATCACCCAGGAAACCACCGTCAACCCTGTCAATGTGAACACCTTCGCTTCCGAAATTGTTCTGCCCTCTTACGAGCGCATGGACGAAGTTGCCGTCCTGAAAGTCACAGCTGATGGGTGATACGGATGAAAGCGAAAGCCAAGCATTGGATTAAGTACAACGGCAAATGGCACGGAGCCGGTGAAGCGTTTGAAATTGAAGACGCCGACGCGGAAGAAATGAAGCGGACGTGTGAAGTGATTGAAGATGCGGAAAAGCCCGTGACCGAAACCGAGGAACCAGTAAAGCGTACGCGGAAACGCAAGGCTGAAGAAGAAACTGTGTAACGGAGGGAAGCAGGATGACTGATTCTGAAAAGCTGATCGAACTCAGAGTGGTTACGGAAGCGGATGACGATGATTCCGTCCTGCTTTCCTACCTTCACGCGGCAGGGAACATGATTCTGAACCGCATGTATCCTTACAAGGATGACAGTTTCTTTGAAGGGCTGACGATTCCGAAACGGCATGAAGAGCGGCAGATTCGCATCGCGGCGTACCTGATGAACAAGCGCGGCGCGGAAGGCGAATTACAGCACATTGAAAACGGCATTCACCGCAACTACAAGAGCGCGGATGTACCCGAAGAATGGCTGTGCGACGTTTACCCTCAGATTGGGATTCCGAGGTGATGGCATGCGATGCCTTAGAAGAAACACTTCCGTTTTTCTGTACAGAGCGTATCTTGGCAAAGAAGAAAAACTGAAGGACGGACGGCACACCGGCATCCAAGAAGCCAAGTATGACGAACCGGTACGGTATCGCGGAAACATCTCCGCACCGTCCGGGTTCGCGACTGACAATCTGTTTGGCGTAAACACGCAGTACACGCATGTGCTTGTGATGGACAACCCTGACGCGAACATTGCCGAAGACGGACTGATTGAGTGGAAAGGCTCTGTATATGAAGTCAAGGCTGTCAGACCGAGCATCAACGTTCTTTCCGTCGCGCTGAAGAAACGGACGGAGAATGCCGCGGAAAAGAGTTCGTGGTGATGCTGAATGAAAAGGATAACCTTTGAACTCAGTACGGCATCCATCGACAAGGCCATCAAAGAGCTTGAAGCGTACAAGAACGACTTTGCAAACAAGGTCGAGCGCGTAAGGCAGATGGTCGCGGAAAGGATTCAGTGGAGTGCACAGAAGGGATTCAGCACCGCGATGCTTGGTGACACCTATGCAAGGCTTGTAAACGGCAAGTATCAGGATGAAGAGCCGATTATCGGGTCTTCCGTACAGGTGAGCGTTGACCATAGCAATAACTTGTCGGTTGTCTGGGTTGAGGGTGAAGAAGCTATATTCATCGAGTTCGGTGCTGGTGTCTATCACAATGGTGTCGCAGGTGACTCACCGCATCCTTGGGGCATTGAAAACGGGTATGGCATCGGTACTTACGGCAAGGGCTATGGTACAAAAATGGCGTGGGGCTACCGAGAAGGAACCGACATTGTTCTGACGCACGGCACACCCGCCGCGATGCCAATGTACAACGGCGCGGAAGAAGCCTTACGGGCTTTGGACGACATTGTGAAGGAGGTGTTCGGATAGTTGATTGACGTTGAAGTTGATGTGTTCGATTACGTTTATCCATCCGTTGCACCGATCGTTCCCGAAGGATGTTTCCAGAGCATGTACGTGCCGAACCCACCGGCCTTCCCGTTCGCCACCCTGATGGAGATGGACAACCAGAGCGACGCGAGATACATGAGTACGGCACCATATGAAGAATATGCGGTCGTGACTTATGAAGCGAACGTGTACGCGATGGACAAGATTCAGTGCCGTGAAGTGATGAACGCGCTCGACACGGCAATGACAAGCTTAAACTTCAGGCGGCTTTCGATGCAGTTTGTCCCGAACCTTGCGGACAGTACGCTCTTCCGTCTGACGGCACGTTACAGGGCCGTTGCAGACTCGAAC